CGGAAGCGGGAAAACATGGGTAGAAGGGCAGGCAGAATGTATTCACTACTGGCAATGGCCGAAAGTAAACCAGGGATATTTCGCGCCTACCTATTCGATAATCCGGGATATTTACTATCCCACGATTGAGGAAGTGGCTTTCAGTATGGGCTTGAACGTTGATGTAAAACAGGGAAATCATGAAGTCCACTTTTACTCCGGCCGGGCTTTCCGGGGAACGACGATCTGCCGGTCTTTGGATCATCCTCAGTCGATCGTTGGTTTTAAAATTGGCCGGGCTTCTGTTGATGAACTAGACACACTGCCGATTATTAAAGCTGAAGACTGCTGGCGCAAGATCATCGCCCGTATGAGATACAATATCGCCGGACTAAAAAACGGCATCGATATCGGCACAACTCCTGAAGGCTTCCGCTTTTGTCATAAGCTTTTTGTTCAGATGGTCCAGGACAATCCGGAACTCAAGAATAATTACGGTTTAATCCAGGCTTCCACGTACGACAACGAAAAGAATCTACCGGATGACTATATCCCCTCTCTCAAAGAAAACTACCCGGCCGAACTGATTGAAGCATACATTGACGGGCAGTTTGTGAATCTCACCAGCGGCACCGTTTACCGGAATTATGATCGGGTGCGCTGCAACTCCACTGAAACAATCAAAGCGAAAGAGCCTCTTTTTATCGGGCAGGATTTTAACGTACAGAAAATGGCCTCTGCCGTGTTTGTGCAGCGCCCTGATGGTTTCCATGCTGCAGGAGAATTAAAAGACGTTTTTGATACTCCGGATGTGATCAAGATCATAAAAGAACGCTGGTTCAGTAAGGGGCACAGGATAATCATTTACCCCGATGCTTCAGGTAACAGCCGAAAGTCAGTCGACGCCTCTAAATCAGACATAGCACTACTTACGCAGGCAGGGTTTGAGGTGCGCGTCAATCCCCGCAATCCTGCCGTTAAGGATCGCGTTCTAGCCACAAATAAGGCTTTTGAACAGGGCAAGGTAAAAGTAAACGCCAAAGCCTGCCCGACGATAGCCAGGTGTCTCGAGCAACAGGCATATGATCAGAATGGCGAGCCTGATAAAACGACAGGTTTTGATCATATGAATGATGCCTTTTCCTATCCAATCGCTTACGAATTCCCGGTTATCAAACCAATCAGCAGAATGCAGATAGTGGGGACATAATGAGCGCTAAAACAGCAGTGCTGAAGAAAGTACACAGAGAAGTGAGAAGAACGAAAGGCCGGCTGATTAACGATATCGCCCGGGAGATCATCAGCGTTCCTCTCTGGGAAAGAATCAAATTAGCGGCGCGGATCGTCTTCAAAGGCAAATTATGAGCTCCAAGGTAAACACTCAACATCCTGAATATGCGAGTATGGCTGCTAAGTGGAAGCGCTGTCGGGATACTATCTCTGGCCAGGACGCTGTTCACGCCGCGGGTGTTTTATATCTACCAAAGCTCGCCGATCAAACCGAAGATGAATACAAAGCTTATAAACTCCGGGCTCAATTCTTCAACGCTGTATGGCGCACGATATCAGGGCTTTCCGGTCTGATCTTCAGAAAGCCGCCCGTAATTACAACGTCGAAAACAGTTGAGCTCCTGCTCGAAGATGTCACCATGTCGGGAATCAAGTTTCAGATCCTGGCACAGAACGCGACAATCGAAACCTTGAGCGTTGGGCGGCTGGGTGTATTGGTTGATCATCCGCAAAAACCAGCCGAAGCTCTGACTATAGCAGACGCCGAAAAGATGAATCTCCGGCCTACCATGCAGTTGTATCCAACTGAATCTATAATCAACTGGAAGACCGAACGAATAGGCAATCAAACTGTGCTTTCCATGGTAGTGCTGACGGAATCGACGGCTGTTTCCACGGACAATGAATTCGAGCACAAAACGGAAACCCATTACCGTGTGCTTGATCTTACAACTCGCACGGCTGATATAGGCGTTACCCTGCCGGCCCCTGTCTATCGCGTCCGCGTCTTTCGTATCAATGACAAGAAGGAGGATGAACAAATAGGGCAGGATTTGATTCCTCTCATGAACGGTAAGCCGCTCAATTTCATCCCTTTCTTTTTCATTGGTGTGGATGATACAACGCCGGCAGTTGACGAACCCCCACTGATCGATCTTGTGGATCTGAACCTGACCCATTACCGGCTCGATGCTGATCATAAACATGGCCTGCACTTTGGCGGCCTCCCCACGGCTGTAATTTCCGGATATACAGCCAAAGAAGGGGAGAAACTCTATATTGGCTCTTCCTCCGCTTGGGTATTCCCAGACCCCAATGCAAAAGCGGAATATCTAGAATTCACAGGGCAGGGCCTGGAGCCCATTGCCAAGGAAAAAGACCGGGTAGAACAGCAAATGGCGATTCTGGGGGCCCGGTTGCTCACTTCAGAGAAAAAGGCTGTAGAAACCGCACAGACGGCCCAGATACACCGGGCGGGCGAAGATTCCATCTTGTCAGCTATCGCTCAGACAATTTCAATCACACTGACCCGTGCCTTGCAGGTTTTCTGCCAGTGGGCAGGATCCGAAGAAAAAGACATCGGCACTGAATTAAACCGAGAATTCCTGCCGCCTGGCATTACTCCGCAAGAACTTACCGCATTGCTGCAAGGCTGGCAGATGGGCGCACCTGGTCTCAGTGATCAAGGACTATTCGACATTTTGCAGAAACGTGAAGTAGTGGCATCAGATGTGACCCTGGAAGAAGAACAGGAACGGATTGCATCGAAAGCCATACCACGGCCAAATATTGAATAAGTATATAATTATATTGATTAAATAAGCATTTTGTGGTATATAAAAATTATGAAAAATACGATACCAGCAAAGAGCGGAATCTATAAAATCTTAAACACCGTAACTGGCAAATGTTATGTCGGCAGCGCAGTAAATTTAAAAAAGCGGCGAGATGAACATTTTAATTTACTCCGGCGCGGAGCTCATCACTCAACAAAACTACAAAACTCATGGGGAAAACATGGAGAGGGCGCTTTTGTATTTGAAATATTAGAGACCGTTTCTGAAAAGGATAGTCTTATTTCCCGTGAACAATTTTGGATTGATAAACTGAAAGCGTTTGGCGAAGGTGGATATAATATGTCGCCTCGCGCCGGGTCGAGCCTTGGAGTTAAACATTCTGAAAAGTCACGATTGAACATGTCAAGGGCGCATATAGGACACCGACACAGCGAAGAGACGATTACAAAGTTCAAAAAAAGAACGGCCAGCGCGGAAACACTGGCAAAGTTAATAGGAAGAAAGGCCACACCGGAAACACGAGCAAAAATGTCGGCGGCACGCAAAGGGCAAACTGTTTCGGATGAGACGCGAGCCAAAGTATCATATAATTCAAGTCACCGTAGCATAGAGACACGGGCAAAAATAGGTGCAGGGCATAAGGGGAAGATAGTGAGTGAAGAAACTCGCGAAAAACTCTCAGTAGCGGCCAAAGGAAGAAAACATACAGCCGAAATGAGAGCGCATCTATCGGAAGTGATGAAGGTAAGAGTCTTTACGGATGAACATCGCGCGAATTTAACAGAGGCTTGGATTGTTAGACGTGCGAATAAACAATTACAGGCGGTAGCATGAAGAGTGCCGACTTGACTTTAACGGACGCCATACTTTCACACCAAGTTTACCTTTTAAGGTTCACGGCGGGAGAACGGAAAAAGGTCGCAGACTTACTTATGCGGGTGCAAAAAGAATTAAAGTACAAACTGATAAATGGTCTTTCAGATTATGGAAAATCGCGCGTCACGGCGCTTCTAAAGGAAGTGAACCAAGTCATCGACCAGGGCTATAATAATATTCAAGGTAGTCTTGATTTCTCTGGCCTTGCGAATCACGAGGCTGATTTCACCGTTAAATCTTTTACGGCAATCGGACTTGACGCTTCCTTGCCGACAGTGGCGGTTATGAAAGAGCTCGTGAATGGATCTTTGATAGATGGGGCGGCCTCCGGTGCGTGGTGGGCTAAACAGAGCGAAGATTTACAATTTAAGTTTGCTGCTCAGATTCGGCAGGGGATCGCCGCCAATGAAACACTACAAGACATAATCAGAAGAGTAGCGGGGTCGCCACGGCTGGGAACTCCTGGAATTATGGAAATAAGTCGCCGTAATGCAAGCGCCCTTGTACATACGTCAATCCAACAAGTGGCAAATGATGCCCGCCTCGCAACTTATCAGGCTAACGCCGATGTGATTAAAGGGGTTCGGCACCTTGCCACTTTCGACTCACACACCTGCGCCCAACAGTGCGTTCCTCGTTCCGGTGCGGAATGGGATCTTGAGGGTAATCCGATTAAGGGGAGATTCCCATTTCAATCACCGCCATTACATTTTAATTGCCGATGTGTCTTAACCCCAGTCACCAAAACCTTCCGCGAGTTGGGTATTAACGTGGACGAGCCAAAAGGCACCCGGGCCAGTGATTTGGGACAGATTCCCAGTGATACGAGTTTTGATGCTTTCCTGAAACGTCACGACACGGATTACCAGGATGCACTGCTTGGAAAAGGGAAAGCGCAGATGTGGCGTGATGGCAAACTTACCTTATCGGATTTGTTATCTCAGGCCGGAAGGCCATTAACTTTGAAACAATTACAGGAGGCGGCATGAACTATTTTTTACTAGAGAGTTCGTTCATGGCGCCATTAACTTGCTTCACGAAATTAGGAAGAGAGTTTATGAAAGCATCTGCGCCTTTAACGAAAGATTTGGCTGATTCTGATTTTATGTTTTCCAAAATATCTTCTGGTCTTTTTGGGGATTCCGGCAACGGGGTAATTTTTGTTTTCATATAGTTCCTCCTTATCAGGGGGATAGAATAGATTGTTTAGACGGAAAAGTCAAGAATTTAGCCGGTCAATGATCGGCATAACGGGCCATGCCCATAATAACTCTCAAGGAGAAAACGATGGAAATCACAGAAGCTGAATTAAAAGCAAAGATCAAAGAAGCGGCAGAAGCGGCAGTTGCCGACGCGACTGCTGGTTTAGTTGCAAAAAACCAGGAATTGCTCGGCAAATTAAAGAAGGCCACAAAAGACGCGGCAATTGATCCGGCGGAATATCAGGCACTGCAGACCGAGCTCGAAGCCACGCAGGCAAAGCTTGCAACGGCGGAAAAGAGCCTGAAAGCAGCGCAGATGGAAGCCGAAAAGACGAAAAAGGCGCTGGAAGCCGAATCCGGATTTACCAGCAAGCTGCTTATTGAGAACGGTCTTAATGAGACTCTTATTAAAGCAGGCGTAAAACCGGAAATGACCAAAGCTGTAAAGGCTCTTCTTGCCGGACAGGTAACGCTGAAAGTTGAAGGCGATAAACGAACGCCCGTAATCGGCGATAAATCATTAGGTGATTTTGTTGGCGAATGGGCGAAATCCGACGAAGGGAAGCACTTTGTCGCAGCCCCGAATAACGGGGGCGGCGGCGCTCATGGCGGCGCGAACGACAAAGGCGGAGCTAAGACCATGACGCGGGCGGCATTTGAAGCACTGGACGCCGCCGGAAAAATGGACTTTACCAAAGAAGGCGGGACGTTAATCGCCGGATAATATAGACTGATCTTGAGAAAATGGGTTGTTTCCCAAGGGGAGACAGCAGAACGGCAAAGCCGGACCTAAGGGGTCGCAAAACCTTATAGGGACCGGCTTTTTTATTTTAA